ATGAAAAGATATATTGCACTTTTTAGTATTTTAGTTGTATTTGCGAGTCTTTTAGTTGGCTGTGATTTAAATCGTATGGGTAAAGATGAGTACTACGTTCAAATTACAGTAGATGGAAAAGAGTATAATGGTAAATCTGATAATGGTGAACCATATAAAGATTACCAATATAAATTAACTGGATTTGATAAAGAAGGTAAAGAAAAAGAATTAGAATTTATGGCACAAAAAAACCTTCGTAAAGAAGCATTCTTACGCGTATACCACTCAGATAAAAAAGGTGTATCAGCTTGGGAAGAAGTGAAGAAAGACGAGCTTCCAGCGAAAGTGAAAGAAAAATTAAATGTGAAATAAGACAGAAAAAAGGAATTGACGAACAGGGTCTTTACTAACGTTATATTATCAACGGTTTAAACGTTCGTGGTAACGATTTGGTAACGATTATACCAAATCGCTCTCCATAAATGCAACTACTTCCGATTGTTTTGATGGATATAAATGGCTATAAGTATTTAAAGTTGTTGCCACATCTGAATGACCTAGGCGTTGGGCTACTACAAGTGGACTAACGCCTTTGTTTATTAAATATGATGCATGAGAGTGTCTGAATTCATGCATTACAATTTCTTTAACTTCAGATACCTTTAGGTATTTATTATATTTTTTATGTAATGTAGTCGTAGCTATACAGTCATAGAATTCACCAAACACAACATAATCATCTTTAACGGGGACCGATAAATTGGCCCTTTTTTTTATATCTTTTAATAAATCCATTGTAAAATTAGGCAACATGACAATTCGTTTAGAAGACTTCGTTTTTGGTTCTGTAACCTGACGGTTATATACTGTTTTATTAATATCAATTGTCTTCTCTTCGAAATTAATATCTGACCATGTTAAAGCTAACAGTTCACCTTTTCTGGCACCACTATAATAAAGTGTTGTAAAAAAGGCTTTGTATAATGGATCGTCCACAACTGAAATAAATTTTTTAAACTCTTCAAATTCCCAAAAATTTATCCTCTTATTTGAGTCTTTTTCAAAATTCCCAGCGATTCTGGCAGGGTTGGTAGTTAGACCATGAAATTTTATTCCAAAGTTAAATATAGCTGAAAGTGTGGTATGAAATTTTTTTAAGTACTCAGCAGAGTATTTACTCATCATTTTGTTTTGATAATGCATTACATGAGTTGCAGTGATTTTATCTATTTTCATGTTACCGAATTCTTTTAATAAGTGATTGTAAATTGCGTTTTTTATAGTGTTAATTGAGGATTGCTTACGTCTTTGTGAATACCATTCAAAATAACTATCCGCTAATTGGGCGAATGTTAAACTTGAAGTGGTTTCTTTTTCAACTAACATTTTTGCTTCAGCTTCACGGGCTTCTTTTTTTGATTTAAATCCACGGCGTTTTACTTGTTTTAAAGTGCCATCGTATTGTCTAATTCTCACTACGAAATAATAAGTTCCTCTTTTCTCATCCTTGTATATGGTCATAGTTAGTTCCTCTCTTTTGTGTATTAAAAAGAGTAGACCGTCGTCTACTCTTAATTTTTAAATTGCTAGCGCTAGAAATTTAAAGATCTCGTGTAAATCTAATTGCTTTACCAATGATTCTTGCTGGAGTACTTTCCGTGATGATTAAAGGTTCATATGAAGTATTATCTGGCATTAGTATTACAACGTTACCTTGTTTCTTTACTCTTTTCAAAGTTGCCTCCGTATCACCGTTAACTTGTACAGCAGCTATTTCACCATTCTCCACATCGTCTTGCTTTCTAATTAATACAAACGATCCGTTAGGTATAGTTGGTTCCATTGAATTCCCTTTAGCTTCTAAGTAATAAACGTCTCCTCGTGGTAAAATATCTGGCATTTCATAACGAAATCCTTCAAAATTTTCTTCCACACTAATAGGTAATCCACATGCTATTTTTCCTAATATAGGTACTTTAACTGGATGAATAGGAGCTTCATATAAATTAGAAGGTTTATCTTCAGTTAAGTCAGATCGATTGATATTAAAATAATCAGCTAGCAATTGTATTTTATCTGGTCTTGGATATGTTTTCGCTTTAAACCAATTTGAAACTGTTGTTTCTGGTAATTCCAATTCCTTTGCAATATCTGATTGAAATACACCTTTTTTATTGGCATGTTTTTTTAAGTTTGTTGCCATAATATCTTTCATTTCTTGTTGGCTACTCATTGATATCACCTCGCTTTCTAATACTATTTTACCGTTTTTCGGTAGTTGTGTAAAGAGGTAAAATACTTTTAAAAGGTATTTTTTATACTTTTTAGTATTGACTATACCGTTTAAAGGTAGTATATTGAGTGTAGAAATTAACGAAAGGAGGTAATGATATGTTTCAGATAACATTAAAAGCGGCAAGGGTGAATGCAAATTTAAGTCAAGAAAATGCGGCTGAAAAGCTTGGTGTTACTGGAAAAACTCTTCGTAATTATGAGCAAGGTATTACTGCTATTCCTGGTCATGTTTTGAAGAGAGCATCTATAGTATATAAAATACCATCTGATTATATTCGATTACCTATTATTAATGACGGGAAGTATGATGAAGATTTTTTTTGACTGCCACTACCGTTTAAAGGTAGTGGGGTAACGAGGAGAAATCCTCACTTTTTTAAAAACAAAATGTCGAATTTTGTCACTTTATAAAGAACGTTTTGTTCTTTTAAGAGAATTCTTGTCGAAATGAGGTGATGAAGTTATGTATCAAAACCTTTTTATAGCCCGTAGAGAAAATAGAATGACTCAGGAAGCTGCCGGTAAAGTAATAAATATATCGAAACAGACCTATTACTTAAAAGAAAAAGGAAAGAGTGATTTTACTTTAACGGAAGCGAAAAAATTAGCTAAACACTTTAAGACAACCGTGGATGATTTATTTAAAAAATAAACAAGGATGGTGAACGAAAATGAATGGAGTATTATCCGCAACAAGAATCATGAAAGGTCATGAAGTAAGAAAAAGATGTGCTGAAGCAAAGAACAGTCCTACATTGTTACTGGCTATGGAATTAGAAGCGAAGCGCAGAATATACGAAATGAACCGTAAGGTTTCAGCTCGAAGGGAGGTGAGTTAATTGAAGGAAGTAACGATGGTTTTTAAGTCAGGTGCTAAAGCAAGTTTTACGGTAGCCCAATTTAAAACGTTTATTAATAGTTTTGGTTCATTATCAAAAATTGAATGGGAAGGTGCTACAGGAAAGGTTCCATTTCATATTGGAGTGAGTAGTATCGATGCAATATTTGTGGAAGACATCACCGAAAAGGAATCGATTAAGGAACCTGATTATCCAATTGAAGATTTCTTTGGATATGAAATTCTACCGGATGATGTTTATTACAAGTTCGGTGAACATATCGTACTTGAGGGGAATTTAAAGTCATATTTAATTCAGTTTCAAAATGTTGAATGTGTACAAGCGGTATAAAAGAAAAACCACCTGCGCCAACAGGTGATTTAAGTAAAAATATTCACAGTCATTATAGCATGAAATTTGGTGATGTAAATGAAACTATTTCCGCACCAAGATAGAGCGTTAAACGATACATATGAACATAATCGTGTTGCGTACTATCTTGATATGGGGCTTGGAAAGACCTTTGTGGGCTCTGAAAAGATGTGGGAGCTTAATACACCTTATAACTTATTAATTTGTCAGAAGTCCAAAATAGATGACTGGAAAGAGCACTTTGAGCAGCACTATGACTATGAAGTAATTGTGTTCGATAAACAACGTATGGAAGATATTCCGGAAGAAAGTGTTTTGATTGTCAATTATGAACGCGCATGGAGACGTGAAGAATTATTGAAGCTAAATGATTTCACACTTATGTTGGACGAGTCTTCAAAAATTAAAAACGATAAGTCTAAACAAACAAAATTTATTTTGAGATTGAATGCTGAAAACGTCATATTGCTATCAGGAACACCGACAGGTGGAAAGTATGAAGAATTATGGTCACAACTTCACTTGTTAGGTTGGAAGATTAATCAAAAGTTGTTCTTAAAGCAATTTGTGGTTCAGGAATGGGACGACAGAAACAGTAAGTACAAAATCACCGGTTACAAAAACGTCGAACGTTTAAAAGCGAAACTAAAGCAATACGGTGCGGTGTTTATGAAGACCGAAGAAGTATTTGATTTACCAGAAACAACTGATGTGAAAGTGAAAATACCTGGTACCAAATTGTATAAGGAATTTAAAAAGCACCACATTGTTGAAATTGGAGAAGAATTACTTCTTGGTGATACACCTGCCGCAAAGAAATTGTATTTACGACAATTAGCCGGAAGTTATAACGAAAACAAACTGCAGTATGTTAAAGACTTGGTTGAAAGTACGAATGACCGAATTATTATCTTTTACAACTTTAAAAAAGAATATGAAGCATTAGTGGAACTAATTGAAAAACCAATTAGTACAGTTAACGGAGATCTCAAAGATTTAACTGCATATGAGAAATTCGAAAATAGCGTAACGTTGATTCAATATCAAGCAGGCGCAATGGGGTTAAACCTTCAGAAGGCCAATAAGATTGTGTATTTCACGTTGACCGACAAGAGTGAGTTGTTTGAACAAAGTAAGAAACGAACACATCGTATTGGACAAGAAAGGCCTTGTTTCTATTATTACTTGCTTACAGATGGGTCAATAGAATGGCGCATGTTAGACGTACTAAAAGAACGTAAGGATTACACGGATGCGTTATTTGAGAAGGAGGAAATATAAATGAATGAAGTACAAGCATTTGAAAATAAGTATCTAGCGGTTATGACAGCAATTGCAATTCACACACAACAAGAAAAGAATCTTGCAGCACAGTCTAAAAAGCTGAAGGAAGACCTTGAAAAGGCAATGGATGAACACGGTATTACATCTATTGATAATGACTTAATCAAGATTACTAGAGTTGAAGCGATTACTTCAACATCGTTAGATGTAACAAAGTTAAAAGCTGAAGAACCTGAGTTGTATGGTGAATTATTAGGTGATTATCCAAAAGTATCAAATCGAAAAGCTCATGTGAAGTTTACGGTGAAGTAAATGAGAGAGTCAGCGTTTCAAAAACAAGTCATTAAATTCTTAAAAGAGCAAGATGTTTGGCACGTAAAGTATTGGGCTGGTAGTCAGTATACCAAAGAAGGTATTCCGGACATTCTAGCGTGTATCAATGGTGTGTTTCATGGAATCGAATTAAAAACGGATGTTGGTGTACCTAGCAAATTACAACTCTATAACATTCGTAAGATAAATGATTCAGGCGGTGAAGCTTACATTTTAAGACCGAAGGACTTTGAGTCCTGGAAAGAAAGGTGGTTTGAATGACTCAGTATAGTTACAGTCGTGTATCACTATTCAACGATTGTCCTTATCATTTTGGACTACGATACATCGATAAACTCACGGAGATTCCTGATTTAACAAGGGCTGATAATGCTTTAATCATTGGTCATGCATTACATACAGGAATTGAACATGATGTAGAAACAGCGTTAAACGAATACTATAATTCATTTCCTGTAGTGAACGATGCAATTGTAGAAGAATCTATGAAACTTGAAATTTTGATTCCAAAAGTACATGAGTTTCTTAATAAAAATTTTGAAGGTTGCGAGCTGATCCATGAGTACAAAATTGATAAGCCTAACTACGTTGGATTTGTTGATTTAATTGTACAAGCTCCTGATGGTACTTGTATGGTAATCGATTTTAAGTATTCCAATCATATCAAGAACTATATGGACAGTGCTCAATTACACATATATAAGGATTTTTTAAAACAAGATGGGTTCAATGTTGAAAAACTAGCATTTTTATTTGTACCTAAAACGAGTATGAAGAAAAAACAAGACGAAGATTTGCACACGTTTAGAAAACGGATGGTTCAAACGGTTAAAGAATCCAATCTTACTTTTGTACCAATTGAGTTCGATGATATGAAGACTATTTATTTTCTGAATAACATCGATGAAATTGAAAAAACAAAAGACTTTTCCAAACGTAATACAAGTAAAAACTGTTTCGCTTGTAACCCGCGATTCAGACCAAATTATTTAGAAGCAATTGAAAATGCCAAAGGAGAGATTGAAATGATTTTACCTAAAAATGAACGTCGCGAAAGAAAGATTGATACGAAACCAGACTTATGGATCTATGCGGATAGTTACACTGGTAAAAGTACCTTTGTAGATAAAGTAGAAAACGTATTGTTCTTAAATACGGATGGTAACACAGATAACACAACTGCACCTGTTATTTCAATTAAAGATGAAGTAACGAAAAAAGGACGTGTTACAAGCCGTAAATTAGCTTGGGATTTATTCCTTGATGTAGTTGCTGAATTAGAAGCTGAAGACAATGATTTTGAAGCCGTATCAATTGATTTGGTCGAAGACCTTTATGAACATTGCCGCGTGTATGTGTTTGATAAAAACGGCTGGGAACATGAATCAGATGGATCTTATGGTAAAGGATGGTCAATGGTAACAACTGAATTTAATAATGCTATGAAACGATTGAAAGCATTAGGATACCAAATCATTTATATCAGTAAAGAAAAGGTTGAAGAGTACACGCTTAAAGGTGGAGCGAAGCGTACGACATTCAAACCAAATATCAATGATAAAGTAGCGAATTTCCTTTCTGGAACAGTGGATTTAACATTACGTGCTTATGTCGATTCGGATGATAAACGATTCTTGCAGCTTGCAAAGAAACAAAATGTATTTGGTGGCGGTCGTTATGACTTCCAAGTGGATACAATCCCATTGGATATGGATGCATTCATTGAGGAGTTAACTGCAGCACAAGAAGGTAATGAAGGTAAAGTTGAAAAACCAAAGCGTAAGGGTAAAACGACAGAAGAAAAGCAGCAAGAAGAAAATGTGGCCACAAAAACTATGTACTTCCAACATGAAGGATCTGAAGATTTTGTTGTAGTTAAAAAGGGAGAGTCATTAGATTTCTTAGATACAGATATTTATGATGAACGTACTAAAAAAGATTACGAGAAATGGCTTGCTGAAAATCAAGAAGAGTCTGCAGATGAACCAGAAGAAAAGCCGAAGCGTGAACGTCGTTCTCGTAAAGCTAAAGAAGAAAGTGAAGAACCTGCGGCAGAAGAGAAACCAAAACGTCAACGTCGCCAACGCAAACCAGTGGAAGACGATACACCACCAGGTGAAGAAAATGGTGATGCACCATCTAAAGAGGAAGCACCTAAACGTAGAACGAGAAGAAAGAGAGGAGAATAATCATGGCAGTAAAAGAACTGAATTCGAAAGAGCAACATTATGCAGATACTCGAGAAGAAGCGGAAGAAATAGTTGATGAAGCAAAAGATGATGTGTATTTAACATCATTCAAAATCAGTGAAAAGCACAACAAATACGGTACTTATTTCTTAGTTGATTTAGCGTTTAGTTATGATACGCCACGTGAAATCATGGAGAGTGCTGTAGCAAGAAAAGAAGTAGAAGAACAGAGTGAATCACATGAAGGTGTGAAATACAGTGTTAATCCGGATGGGACGACGGAAGTAGTCCCAGGACAATTGGCAATGGATCAACTAACTGAAAACGAAGGAGACGAAGAATAATGACAGAGAAAAAATTCAATTGGGGTAAATTTGATAAAAAGATAGATTTAGAAGCGTTAGCTGCAGATGTAAAAGAAGTAGAAGAAAATGGTGGCGGTGATTTCGAGCCGCTTCCAGATGGTCAATATGAAGTGGCTGTTGAAAAATTAGAGCTTACTGAGTCTAAAAAAGGCGATCCAATGCTTACGATTTGGTTCAAGATTGTGGAAGGTGAGTATGAAGGACAACGTCTCTTCTATAACAAGGTGATGCAGCCACAAAATGATAAGGCATTTGGATTCCAGGTTCACCAAAATAACGAAATGTTACGTGCGTTATGGGATTGCGATAAAGATGATGTTAAGTTTACTAGCTTTGGAGAGTATGCAGATTTAGTACTTGATATTCATGAAGACATCGATGGTCAATTTGAATACTTATTAAGTAAAGAAGCAGATAAAAATGGCTTTGATCAGTTCAAGATTTTAGAAGTGTTTGAAGTTGAATAAATGAATAAGGGGAGCCGATGAGCTCCCTTTTATTTTGAGGTGATACAGATGAATCCATTAGATGAAATTACTAAAATTGCGCAGCAGCTACCATTAAAAGTTTTAGAGGATATTACGAAAAGAATCAGTGATTGGATTGTAAGTGGTGGTAAAAATGATGATCCATACATTGAAATGCAGTTGCGATATGCAAAGCGATTTATAAAGGAGTGATTGAAGTGGAAGCACCTAATCAATGTCCATTTTGTAATAGTGATGTAGTATTTACTTCTAATAAAGAATTGTATGGGAAGGAATACGGAAACGGTAAGTGTTATTTATGTAGAAATTGCAAGGCAAGCGTAGGGACTCACAATGGTACGAAACGACCTTTAGGGGTAATGGCTAATAAAGAAATGAAAGTGCTAAAAAAAGCGTGTCATGATTTATTTGATTACGTATGGAAAAGTGGGAAGTTAAGTAGGGGCCGTGCGTATTCAATATTAGCAAACCAGTTAGACATTCCGCAAAAAGATTGTCATTTTGGTCATTTTCAAACAGACATGTTAATCAAATCGTTAACAATATTATCTGATTCTAACTGGTACAAAAAGGAGTGATAGAATGCTCTTTTACGACTTTGAAGTATTCGCAAATGATTGGTTAGTTGTTATTGCAGATACCGACAATCAGTCGGAAAAAGTATTTGTTAATGATGAACAGGCTTTAATTGATTATTATCATGAGCATAAGAATGACATATGGATTGGTTACAATTCACGACATTATGACCAGTTCATTTTAAAAGCAATCATATGTGGATTTACACCGCAAGCAATTAATGAATGGATTATTCTTGATAATAAACCAGGATGGAAGTTTTATAAGGACTTTTGGAAGATACAGCTTTATAACTTTGATGTTATGACAAGCAAGCTTCGCTCTTTGAAACAGCTAGAAGGATTTCAGGGTCATGATATCCGTGAAACGTCAGTTTCATTTACTATACAACGTAATCTAACAGAAGAAGAACTTGAAGAAGTTATCAAGTATTGTCGTCACGATGTACATGAAACAATGCACATTTTCATGGAGACAATTACAGAGTTTGAATCACAAGTTGAGCTATTAAAAATGTTTAATCTTCCTTTAAGAAACATTTCGAAAACGAAAGCTCAATTGAGTGCATTTATCTTGGATGCAAAACAACCTGCAGTTCCAAGAGACGATGAGTTTAACTTTACGTTTCCAGATACGTTACAAATTAATAAATACACAGAAGTCCTGGACTTCTATAAAGAAAATAAAGATTACAACAAAGTACTTGAATTAAACGTCGCTGGTGTACCGCACTTGTTTGCTTGGGGTGGTTTACATGGTGCAAGAAACAATTATTACGGTGAAGGTTACTTTCTTAATATCGATGTTGAAAGTTATTATCCTGCACTCATGATTGAGTACGATTATTTATCCCGGAACATTAAAGACCCTGCTAAATTCCGTGAGGTTCGTGATACAAGGCTTAAATATAAAGCTGCAAAAGATAAACGCCAGGCACCATTGAAGATTGTAATTAATGGTACATATGGAGCGATGAAAGATAAATACAATGGGCTTTATGATCCACTTATGGCCAACAATGTTTGTATTGCTGGAATGACATTGCTCCTGGATCTAATTGAAAAACTTGAGCCATATTGTGAGATTATCCAATCAAACACCGATGGTGTCCTGGTTAAATTGCGTAACTATGAGGATTATGATTTAATCGATGACATTTGTTATGAGTGGGAACAACGTACAAGAATGGGATTAGAGTTTGAGGAATTTGTAAAAGTAATTCAAAAGGACGTAAATAATTATATCTTAGTTGATGCGGATGGTAATTATAAATCAAAAGGTGCGTATGTAAAGAAACTGAGTCCGCTTGATTATGATTTACCAATTGTAAATGAAGCGGTCGTGAATTATTTCGTAAAGGGTATTGATCCAGAAGAAACCATATTTAATTGTACAGAGTTAGTGAAGTTCCAAAAGATTGTAAAGATTAGTAGTAAGTATAGTCATGCAAGATATGGTACCAGAAGGATGAATGAAAAGGTATTTCGAGTGTTTGCTAGTGTAGACGAAAATGATAAGCAGCTATGCAAAGTGAAAGATGGGATTGCTGAGAAAATAGCATATGTTTCGGAGAGATGCTTCATCTTGAACGATGATTTGGACGGGAAAGAAATCCCATCCAAATTAGATTATTGGTGGTACTGGACATTAGCAAATAAACGAATTGATGACTTTTTAGGAGAATAGTTATTATTGTTTAACAGCATCTCTTTTTGCTATACCATCCTTTACACCTTTGGGCATTGCATCAAACATATCATCAATTTCTTTTGGAGCTGTGATTAGGTCGTCTACAACTAAATTAATGAGTTTTAACAAGGTAGATGGTACCCAAGTTTGTTCTTCTAAATTTATTATTCCAGAATGAGCACCAGAGTTACCATAAACTCTAATTACATCTAGTGCTTTTTCTGTTCTTTTACCAATGTCACCGGTCTTTATGACGTTGCCAATTTTAGTATTTAAATTACCATCCTTATAACCAAGATAAATGAGTAGGTTTTCTAAAGTTAATCTTGCTAATGCAGCTGATGAACCAAGCGATAAACGCATTACAGAACCTGCTTCTTTAAAAGTCTTACTAATATGTTTAGGCATATCTTCATGTGGTTGAGGATAGTTTGAAGAATTACTTGGATATATTTGTAGTTCCTCGCCAGTAAAAGATTTCATCCAATATGTATCAGTATCGCATTTATTGCAAGTTGATTTAATAACCGCTTCTAACAAGTCATTAAAAGGGTGCTTAGGCTTTTCAGGTTCTTTTGATATAGATGTGTCAGTATCCTCGGGGTCTATTTGCTTGCTGCCTATTGTTCTGCCAAATGGACCATACACATAGTTCCAACGTTGAGAAGATATTTTAAAACAATGTGGACATGTTATAGTAGGATGTTTGTCATAAGACTCAAATAAATAGTTAGACATTAAAAATACCTCCAAGTTTTTTACTTAATTTTACCATAAAGGTAGGTGATGAACATGTACAAGGGTTATTTAAAAGGTAATGGTAAACATGCTGCGAGTAAGTTTAAAGATGGAGCAAAACTATTATCATATCATACAGCAAGAAAAGAGGATTCATTTGTCGGTATCTTGGACGATGAATACATCATGGTTGATATCGATGATATAGCTGAAGCTGAAACGTTATTGGATATTATCGAAGATAAAAACATTAATTGTTCCGTATTAGAAACGACAAACGGTATGCATTTTTATTTCAAAGGCTATGACATAACGGCCAATAAAATAAAGTGGTTCTCCAATATCGGTATACTTTGTGATTACAAGTTAGGTATTAAAAATACTGCTGATCCACTCAAGATTGACGGTAAAACTCGTAAATGGTTAAGAAAATGTACGGAACATGATTCATTACCAAGTTGGTTATATCCATACAACAAGAAAAATCCGAACCTTACCAAGATGGGTGAAGGTGATGGACGTAACGATAAATTATTTACTTACATTTTAAAGCTGCAGTCACAAGGAATGGCTAAAAATGATATTAAAGAAACCATCTCTATTATCAATAACTACATTTTAGAAGAACCGGTGACACAAGGTGAACTAAATGTAATCTTACGTGATGAAGCATTCATGAAGGAGTCCTTTTATATAAAGGGTTCCTTCCAACATGAAAAGTTTGGTGACTTCTTGATTAATGAACATCATATTTGCAAAGTCACTAATGTCCTTCATATTTATAAAGATGGTGTATATTCGGACAAGCAAGAGGATATTGAAGAAGCAATGATTCGTCACATTCCAGCGCTAAAGAGAATGCAACGACAAGAAACAATTGCTTACCTGCAGTTAAAGGCAAAACATAAAAATTTCGCCTCTACCAAATATGTAGTTGTTAAAAATGGAGTATTTAACTTAGAAACGTGGCAACTAGAAGATTTTACACCCGAAATTATCACACGTAATAAAATACCGGTTGCATATATTCCTGGTGCTTATTATGAAGTAACGGATAAGACGTTTAATAAAATCGCCGTGAATGACAAAAAGATTCGGGCCATTTTAGAAGAGATTCTCGGATACATTTTATTCCGGAGGAATGAGTTTGCCGCTACATTTATTCTCACTGGTGATGGTAGTAATGGTAAATCATCATATTTAAAAATCATTCGCAAATTAATTGGTTCGGATAATGCATCGTCATTAGATTTGAATGAATTGGACCAGCGCTTTAAAACAGCTGAGTTATTTGGAAAGTTAGCAAACATTGGTGATGACATTGGTAAAGGTTATATCAAAGAGTCATCGATATTTAAGAAACTTTCAACTGGTGAAACATTAAACGTAGAGAGAAAGGGTAAGGATCCATTCGACTTTACGAATTATGCAAAGTTAATCTTTAGTGCAAATGAAATGCCGCGTATTAATGATTTTAGTGATGGATTAGGTCGAAGACTTCAAATTGTTCCTTTTAAAGCGAAGTTTACACCGAATGATGAAGATTATGATCCTTTTATTACAGATAAGCTGCTAAGTGATGAATCGATGCAATATGTATTGAATCTAGCATTAAAAAGCTTGAAACGATTACTTGTTGAAAAGAAATTCACGAAATCAAAAGCTGTTGAAGCTGAATTGATTAAATATCAAGAAGAAAACAATCCGATTATTAGTTTTGTAAATAATGAGGATGTTGAATTAGAACGTGCGGTAGTTGGTGATGTGTATCTGCAGTATAAAGTGTACTGTGCGGAAAATGGTTTTCAATCTGTTAGTAATATCAACTTTAGCAAACAAGTGACTCAATTATTTGGTTACAAATCACATGTACAAAGAGTAGATGGAAAAAATAAAAGAATCTTTGTTAGTGAATGATTTTTAACCTCGTGACTTTTTTCGGTCAAATACCCTATGTTTTTGACCGTTTTTGGTCACGGAAAACATACTATTTTCACTAATATATGGTAAAAAACACGCCTTGTAACGGATAAATGCGTTATGTGTAACAGATATCTGTTACGTTAAAAACCTAGTCATATCAAGGGTTCGAGGGTATTGTAACAGATGTAACAGATAAAATCACTTTCTTTTAAAATATATAGTTGAAAAATAAAAAGATAAATATATAAAAGAAATTTAGGGGGTAAATGCGTTACGTTTTGATGCTTGAAGTGTCATGAACCCTTGATACATAAGGGTTTTAGCGCGTAACAGATGTAACAGAACGTAACGCATTTTACACTAAAAAAGGTAGGTGAATCATCATTTGTTTGACTGGCTGAAAGATTATCAAAAACTAGAAGAAGAAATTGCATACTTAGAATACAACTTAGAACAAACAGAAGCTGAATTGAAACGCTGGATCAGTGGTGATTTGCAAGATGTACGATTAACTTCAGGTTCACAAGGTGCAAAGGTGGAAGAGTTAATCGAGAAAATAAAAAACGAACTTTATATAAAGCAAGAGAAAATGAACAACCTTGTACATTTAATAAGTAAGTTCAAAGGTTTAGAGAATCAAATACTTAAAAAGAAGTATATTGATGGAATGACCTTAGAAGAGATAGCTGAGAATATGAATTATAGTTCTAGCTATATTTATAAGAAACATGCTGAGATTATAAAGCGAATAAAGTTTGCTGATGAACTTGCACTTTATTGACACTCAGTTCTGTGAATGTTAACTATTGAAAAAATGATTTATAGTAATAACATAAGAAATTGACGAAAGGGCAACTGGTGCACGGTTGCTCTTTTATTGTGTAAAAATTACATAGGTGGTGTTTAGTAAATGATTACTGAAATTAGAAAAACAATATCAGGTACAGAGTATTGGGATTCAAAGGAAAAGAGAAGTTTGTTTGTACCAACTGGTGAAGAACCAGGATTCGAAGTTACTAAGAATCCAAAGAGTATGATTGCTAAGTTTGCTGATGATAAAGTGATTGATGTTAAAGTAATTGAATTAGATGATATGACAATAAAAGAATTACGTGAATACGCTGCATCGATTAATGTTGAGATTCCAGCTGATGTTAAAAAGAAAGAAGACATTATTGAATTACTATCATGAAGTACTGTGCTGAGCAAGGCTGCAAGACATTAATCGATAAAGGACGATACTGTCTCAATCATAGACGTAAACAAAAGAAGACGGTTGTCTATTCAAAGAACAGATCATTCTATCGTACAAAAGCATGGGAAGATTTAAAGGCGTTCTGTTATGAACGAGATAAAGGATTGTGTCAAAGGTGTGGAAGGTTTGTATTTGGTAAGCAAGCACATCACCATCATGTTGTACCAATCAAAGTAAATCCTTTATTAAAGTTAGATCCTAATAATGTCGTAACATCTTGTGATAAATGTCATCCAATCTTAGAAAGAGAAAGTAATGAAAAGTACGATAAGAATTATAAGAAAAAGAAAAAGTTTGATTGGAAATTATAAGCCCCCCTATCAAATTAATAAATTTTACCTAACTGGGGGGATAGGGAGTGGGGGTGCAAACGCGCACCTCAAAATGGTTTTTTGAAAAAAATTCGTTTTTTTAGGTGGTGATTTAAGGAATGGCCAGAAAATCGAAGGTCGTAATTGAAGCTGAAAAGAAAAAAGAATTAGAAGCGCAGCGCATTATGAATGTTTTGGTTGAAGCCGGAACTTATTCGCCAGCGCTTGATCCATTGATTGAAGTTTATCTTGATGCAGTTGAGATATACAGCGTCAAATATGGGTTATGGAAGAATTCCAACTTTCCAACAGTCCAAAAAACAAAGAATGTAAATGGTGATGTGAAGGAATCAAAGCATCCGTTAGCTCAACAAGTAGAAGTTTGGTCCAAACAAAAAGCGAAGTATTTGGGGCAATTAGGACTGGACGGAAAGAACAAAGATTTAATTAAAAAAAGTGGGGTTCTTCTCGAAAAAGGAAAGGCAGAGAAAGAGTCCACTGAGCCTACTGATACCAACAAATTATTGCAGTTCAGGCAAAGGATGAACCGATGATTGATTCTGAAACAAATTATGCTGATATATTCGTTTCGGAAGTAGATGCAGCCCCACACTTATATCCTGATTCTATTAAGTTGGCAATCAAACGATATAAGAAATGGAAGAAACGAAAAGATATTTGGTTCGATGTTGAAAAAGCAAATGCGATGATTTATTTCACAGAAACATTCTTAAAACATGCAAAAGGAAAATGGGCAGGGCAGCCATTAATTTTAGAGTCCTGGCAAAAGTTCTACTTTGCTAACATCTATGGATGGCAAAAATATAATGAAGATGGTAAAGCGGTGCGAGTAATTCGTACGGCTTATTTGCAGGTTCCGAAGAAAAACGGAAAAACAATTATGGGCGGTTCACCAGTCATTTATGCGATGTACGGAGAGGGTGTAAAAGGCGCTGATTGTTATATTTCCGCTAATACTTTTGAACAATGTCAAAATGCAGCTGGGCCAATTGCTTTAACGATTGAAAATAGTCCTGATTTACGTCCGGATACGCGTATCTATAAAGGTAAAGAGGATACCATTAAGTCAATTAAATACACATTTGTGGAAGAAGACATTAAATATGCAAATGTAATTAAGGTTTTGACAAAAGATAACGCTGGTAACGAAGGTAAAAACCCGTATATCAATTATTTTGATGAAGTTCATGCTCAAATGGACCGCGAACAATATGATAACTTACGTTCAGCCCAAATTGCTCAAGAAGAACCACTCAACATCATCACTTCCACAGCGGGGAAAAATACAGGCTCGCTCGGAACTCAAATTTATACCTATGCAAAAGAAGTGTTAAAAGATGATAAAGATGATTCTTGGTTCATGATGATCTACGAGCCGAACAAAAAGTTTGATTGGATGGACCGTGATGTTTGGCGAATGGTTAATCCGAATATGGATGTATCAGTTAACATGGAGTTTCTTGAAAATGCTTTTAAAGAAGCCCAAAATAACAGCTTTAATAAGGCTGAATTCTTATCAAAGCATTTAGATGTGTTTGTTAACTATGCTGAAACGTATTTTGATAAAGAGCAATTAGATAAAATGCTTGTTGAGGATTTGGGAGATGTCGAGGGGTTAACTTGTGTTATAGGTGTGGATTTATCAAGGCGTACAGATTTAACTTGTGTATCGATAAATATTCCAACTTACGATGAAGAAGGAAAGGCCATTCTAAAAGTTAAACAAATGTATTTCATTCCAGAGTTTGGGATTGATGATAAGGAGCAACAAAGAAACGTTCCATATCGTGCATTTGCTGAACATGGATTTGCAACAATTTGCCCTGGGAAAACAGTTGATGAGGAAATGGTAAATCAATATGTGGAATGGGTATTTGAGAATTTTGATTTACGTCAAATAAATTATGATCCAGCACTTGCTGAAAAGCTTGTTGAGAAGTGGGAGATGCTGGGTATTCAATGTGTGGAAGTTCCACAGTATCCAACTCATATGAATGAACCACTTGATGATTTTGAAATATTGTTGCTTCAAGATCGTGTAATAACTGACAATCAATTATTAATTTATTGTGCAAGTAACGCAAAAGTAATAACTAATATTAATAATTTAAAAACACCATCTAAACGTAAATCACCAGAGCATATTGATGGATTCGTGGCTATGTTAATTGGTCATAAAGAAACATTGAATATGATGGAAGATGATATTCCGGATGAAGAGTACGATGAATATTTAGATGATATTTATAGATAAACACGAACTATAATTTTTGGCCACGAAATATTTAGTGTCAAAACACGAACGAAAAGAAACACCTGGGCTTTAAAAGGTTCGTTAATTGAAAGGCGGTGAAAAATTGAGTTTAAGGGATAGAGTTTCAAACTTTTTAATTAAACAAGCCGAAAAACGTGGTTTGTTTGAAGATATTTTCAATAATGTTGTTCGTTACGGCGGTCGATATGCTGGCAATGATAATATCTTGGAATCTAGTGATGTTTATGAGTTGCTCCAAGATATAAGTAATCAAATGATGCTGGCTGAGATTGTTTTGGAAGACAAAGACGGTAAAGAAATTAAAAATGATTTTGCTCTTAAGGTATTGCGAAATCCAAATAATTATCTTACACAATCTGAATTCATTAAGTTAATGACTAATACCTATTTACTTCAAGGTGAAGCTTTTCCAGTGTTGGATGGTGACCAATTACATTTAGCATCTAATGTTTATACCGAATTGGATGATAGATTGATGGAACATTTCAAAGTGAATGGAGAAGAAATTCCATCGTTTATGATTCGACATGTGAAGAATATTGGTGCCGATCATTTAAAAGGTAAAGGTATTCTTGATTTAGGCAAGGATACGCTTGAAGGTGTTATGTCAGCCGAGAAAACTTTAACTGACAAGTATAAAAAAGGTGGATTACTAGCGTTTTTACTTAAGTTAGATGCTCATATTAATCCACAGAACGGTGCACAGTCCAAATTAATTAAAAAGATTTTAGATCAATTGGAATCAATCGATGATGCAAGGTCAGTTAAAATGATTCCACTCGGAAAAGGCTATTCAATAGAGACGCTTAAAAGCCCTCTAGACGATGAAAAGACCCTAGCATATCTAAATGTATACAAGAAGGATTTAGGTAAGTTTCTGGGCGTAAATGTGGACACATATACGGCTTTGATTAAGGAAGACCTTGAGCAAGCAATGATGTATTTGCATAACAAGGCAGTTAGACCAATAATGAAAAACTTTGAGGACCATTTGAGTCTTCTTTTTTTCGGCAAAAATTCGGACAAACGTATTAAATTCAAGATAAATATCCTTGATTTTGTTACTTATAGCATGAAAACAAACATTGCTTATAACATTGTTCGAACTGGTATTACATCACCAGATAATGTTGCTGATATGCTTGGATTCCCTATGCAAAATACACCTGAATCACAAGCGATTTATATTTCAAATGACTTATCAAAAATTGGTGAGAAACAGGCTACAGATGATTCATTGAAGGGAGGTGATGGAAATGGCAAAGACAAAGGAAACACGGACATTTGACATCACCAAATTAAGTACCAGAGATGCTACGGAAGAACAACCTTCCAAGATAACTGGTTATGCAGCTGTGTTTAATTCAAAGACAACTATTGGTGGATGGTTTGATGAAGTTATTGAACCTGGTGCATTTGCTCGTTCTCTTTCTGAGAATGGTGATATTAGAGCGTTATTCAATCACAACTGGGATAACGTCCTTGGTAGAACAAAAAGCGGTACATTGAGACTAGAAGAGGATGAAAAAGGGCTTAAATTCGAAATTGAATTACCTAATACATCTGTTGGTCGAGATCTAGCTGAAAGTATGTCCAGGGGTGATATTAATCAATGCTCTTTTGGATTTTGGATAACAGAAGAGAATTGGGATTATAGTGTTGAACCAGCATTAAGGACTATTAAAGAAGTAGAACTTTATGAAATATCCGTTGTTTCAATACCAGCTTATGACGATACGGAAGTATCTTTAGTTCGCAGTAAAGAAATCGGTAAAGAAGTAGAACATCGAATGAAAATGATTAAACAAATAAATCAAATCTTGGGGGAAAAGTAAATGAATCGCAAATTATTATTAGCATTACAAAAACGAAGCAATGAAAGATTAGTGGAATTACGTACACAAGTTGAAAATCCTGAATTACGCGCTGAAGATTTACCAGCAATTCAAGAAGAAATCGATGAAATTAACAAGCAATTACAAGAAGTTGCAGATGCCTTAGAAAATCTTGAAGATGATGGTGAAGGTGATGAAGGCGACGAAGAGGGAGATGAAGGTTCTGGCGAGGCTGGTACTGAAGGCTCTGGTGAAGGTGGCGAAGGTCGTTCTAATAATCAGGATGGTGGAGAACAAAGATCTGGTTTAACTCCAGAACAACGTCAAGCAGCTATGTCAGCTATTGCAACAGGTCTTTCTACTCGAGGGCATAAAACTACTAAAAAGAAAGAAAAAGAAATTCGTTCGGCGTTTGCTAATTTTGTAGTGGGTCGAATTAGCGAAGCTGAAGCTCGCTCACTTGGTATTGAAGCTGGTAATGGATCAGTAACAATTCCAGAAGTAATTGCAAGTGAAATTATTACGTATGCTCAAGAAGAGAACTTATTACGTAAATATGGGACTGTTGTAAGAACAGCTGGCGATGTAAAATATCCTGTACTTGTGAAGAAAGCTGATGCAAATGTACGTAAAAAAGAACGTGGTGCATCTGATGAAATCGCAGAAACAGCTATTGAATTCGATGAAATTCTATTAAGCCCAGCTGAATTTGATGCACTTGCTACTGTAACTAAGAAACTTCTTAAAATGACAGGTGCACCGATTGAACAAATTGTTGTGGATGAGCTGAAAAAGGCTTATGTACGCAAAGAAACAAACTATATGTTTAATGGTGATGACAAAGATAATGAAAACCCTGGTGCATTAGCGAAAAAAGCTGTGAAATACTTTGAATCAGAAACAATCGATATTAATGCAGCAGGCTATTCTCAAAAGTTGTACCAACAATTAGTTAAATTAAAAGGACAACCGGTTACGGAAGTTCTTAAGAAATCAATGTGGATTGTAAACCGTGCAGCATTAACAGTTCTAGAAGGAATGACAGATGTGAACGGCCGTCCATTATTACATGAAGCAACAGATGGTGTCGGTTATAAATTACTTGGCCATAAATTAGACTTTACAGATGAAGCAAGTGCAACTGATCCAACAAAACCAGTATTCTATTTTGGTGATTTCAAAGCCTTCCACATTCAAGATGTTATTGGAGCGATGGAATTACAAAAATTAATTGAAAAGTTTTCTGGTACAAATAAAGTCGGTTTCCAAATTTATAACTTATTAGATGGTCAATTAGTTTATTCACCATTTGAGCCAGCTGTTTACCGTTATGAAGTTGGTGCAAAAAAAGAGGCTTAATATGGAAGAATTAATTGAGAAATTAAAATCACATATTCATTGGGAAGAGGGCATGGATGATTCTTTGCTCTCTTTTTATATTGAGCAAGGTCAACGATATGTAAAGAAAGCATGTGGAAGAGAAGTAGAATACCTGGTCATTATGTGTGCAGGTATTTTTTATGAATATCGTGTAGCTGAAAAAGAATTAGAACAAGCTTTGGATGCTTTGACACCATTCTTTGTCCAGGAGGTTTATGATGCCGAAGAGGAAGACGAATAAACTCAAATGGATGGGGGATTTACTCAAATTAGGAGAGATGATTGATCCAGACACAGACCGTGTTGTGATGGGATATCCATTCGAACGGAAGATTCGTTATAACACTATTGGAGTTACGGCCACTGATAAATTTACAACAAAAGATACGAATGAAATTGTAAAGAAAATTGAAGTTCGTATTGATCGGGAGATTGAAAACAACCAAAAGGATTACCGTGTAAAAGTTGGCGGCCGTATTTACAATATTGAACGCATTTATGTAAAAGAAGAAGACCGATTGATGGAGGTGTCACTATCTTATGCAAATTAGTTTTCAAGAGTTACGAGACATCATGAAGAAATCAGGTATTTCAGTGTATCGTGATGAGGCTCCTACAACGGCAAAATATCCTTACATTGTGTATGAATTTGTTAATGAGCAGCATAAGCGTGCATCTTCTAAAGTTCTTAAATCTATGCCACTTTATCAGATTGCAGTTATCACAAATGGAACTGAAAAAGATTACGAGCCGTTAAAGGCTGTTTTTAATGAAGCAGGCGTGTCATATTCTCAATTCGATGGAATGGGCTATGACGAGAATGATGCCACCATAACGCAGTTTATAACGTATGTGAGGTGTGCGAATTAATGGCATCTAACAATAATGGTTTTGCTGATGCTTTGGAAGATATTAATACGTTACTTAGGGTTAATAAACAAGTAGAAAAGCAGTTTTTAGAAGAAGCAGCTGAATACTTTATTAGCAAGTTAAAACCAAAAATTAAATTGTCCAATAAGAACAAGAAAACACATTTAAGAGAAAGTTTGAAAGTTGTTGTGAAGCATGATCTTGTATCTGTGGAATTCGAAGATGAAGCTTGGTATTGGTACCTATACGAAAATGGCCATAAAAAAGTAAATGGTAAAGGTCGTGTGAAGGGTAAACACTTTGTACAGAATACCTTTGATGCAGAGGGCGATAAGATAGCTGAAATCTTAGCTCAAAAAATAGTAACTAAAATGGGAGGATGATAGAAATGGCAGGAACAAAAGAAAAAGCATTATTATATCCAGTTGGTATTGAATCATTATATATTGCAATGATGGTAGGTGGTAAGGATTCGAAAAGTGCAATGCCTACTTATGAAGAAATTGATGTATTAGATGTTATTAGTGAACTTGGTATTGCTGGTAATAACACTACTATTACAAAATGGGCATCTAACAAGTTATTTGTTAATGCAAGTAAAAATACTAAGTATACATTATCTCTATCTCATGTTGCCTTACCGCAAGAAATTAAGGATGCAATTTTAGGATACATTGCGGCAAAAGGTGTTGTATTTAATAAAGGAACGTTAAAAGAGTTTCCTATGTTTGCGGTAGGTTTTGTCGCTCCATTAAGTGATGGTTCTCGTGTTGGTCGTTGGTACCCTCGTGTACAAGTTGTGCCATCTGAAGAAACGTATGCTACAACTACAGAAGAATTCGAAATTAAAGATCAGTCGTTAACAATGGAAGCTACTCCTTTATTATTCAATGATGTAACAGAAGTAGACTTTTCAGAGGCTCGTGCTTCAGCGACGGGTGTTAAAGTTGAGACTTTCATGAAACAGGTTATTTGTGATGAATCTCAATTAGCGACTATTGGTACAGGAGAATAGGAGGGATATTATGGCACGTTTAAGTGATTTAGTTAACGTTGAGATTAATATAAATAAAATCAAAATACAGGGTGTAGAAATCCCTGTTATTTTTTCGTTTGAATCATTCCCTTATGTGGAAGAATCTTATGGGAAACCTTATCATGAATTCGAAAAAGAAATGAACGATATGGTGAAACAAGGTAGCTTCTCATTAGGTGAAAAGGAAGCCAAACTGATGCGCTCATTAATTTATGCAATGGTACGAAGTGGTGGAACAGAATGTACACCTACAGAAATTAAGCATGCAATTCCACTTTATGATGTACCTGGTATCTTCCAAGTAGTATGGGATATTTTTAACAACCAAAACTTCCAAACTGAAGATATGGAGAAGTTAAAGAAGGATGAAAAAAAGTAAAAAATGTGTTTACCAAGGAATCTCAGTCTGAATTAGACTGGGATTTTTATTTTTATGTTGGTAACACATTACTCGGTTTAAGTATGAATGACTTTTGGAAAATCACTCCTAATCATTTTTTGAAACAATACATTATGCATCTTAGATACAACAATCCAGATGCACTTGAAGAACATGTAGTGAAACCAAAACAAATCTATACATTAGATCAAACTCCATTCTACGGATAAGTGAGGTGAAAATATGCCAGGGAATAAAGAAAGAAACGTTGTTCTTAATTTCAAGATGGATGGTCAAGTTCAGTATGCTCAGACATTGAAGCAAATTAACATGGTTATGAATAATGCAGCAAAAGAATACAAGAATCATATTGCAGCAATGGGACAGGATGCCACAATGACTGATAAATTAGCAGCTGAAAAGAAGAAGCTTGAGATACAAATGGAAGCCGCTAAAAAGCGTACATCAATGTTACGTACAGAATTTGAAGCAATGTCTAAGGATACTAATACAACAGCAGAACAGCTTAATAAAATGTACGGTAAATTACTTGATGCGGAACGTGCTGAAACTTCTCTTAATACCGCAATGAAACGAGTGAATGAAGGTCTTTCAGAGCAAGCAATTGAAGCGCGTGAAGCACGTGGGACTTTACTTGATTTACAGGAGAATTCTAAGAAATTAGAAGCTGAACAAAAACGTTTAACAAGCTCATTTAAACTTCAAAATGCTGAATTAGGTCAAAATGCTAGTGAAGCGGATAAGTTGGAATTAGCACAAAAACAACTACGTCAGCAGATGGAAATGACAGATAGAGTCGTCCACAATTTAGAGCAACAATTAAGCGCAGCAAAGCGCGTGTACGGTGAGAATTCCACAGAGGTGCAGCAACTTGAGACGAAATTAAATCAAGCGAAAACTACCTTGAAGCAATTTGAGAATTCATTACAGAGTGTTGGCCGAAGTGGAGATCAAGCTGCAAATGGTATGGAGCAACTTGGTAAGAAGTTAGACTTACACAATATGATGGAAGCTACTCAAATGCTTCAAGGAATGTCTCAACAATTAATTGAACTTGGTAAAGCTGTTATGGGTATAGCAATAGATTTTGATAGGTCTCAAAGGAAAATACAAGCTTCATTGGGATTGACTCAAAAAGGCGCGGAGAATCTAGGGAAGATTTCAAAAGAAGTGTGGAAAAAGGGATTTGGTGAAAGCCTTGAAGAGGTTGATCAAGCTTTGATACAGGTCTATCAAAATATGAGAGATGTCCCACATGAAGAGTTACAAATGGCGTCAGAGGATATTTTAACGATTGCGAAATTATATGATGTTGATGTAAGAGAAGCAACTCGTGGTGCAGGTCAATTAATGTCTCAATTTGGCTTGTCTACACAAGAAGCATTTGATTATCTTGCTGCAGGCGCACAAGAGGGATTGAATTACTCAGATGAACTATTCGACAACCTAAGTGAGTATGTACCGTTATTTAAACAAGCTGGTTTCAGTGTGGATGAAATGTTCACCATTCTTGCGAACGGAACAAAAAATGGTTCATATAATCTCGATTACATAAATGACCTTGTGAAAGAATTCGGTATCCGTGTGCAAGATGGCTCTAAAGGTGTATCTGATGGTTTTGGCGAGTTATCAGAAGAAACTCAAAAGGTATGGGAGTCATTCAATGAGGGTAAAGGCACTGCAGCAGATGTATTTAATGCAGTAATAGATGAATTACGAGGCATGGATGACCAAGTAGCAGCGAACCAAATTGGTGTAGCTTTATTCGGTACAAAATGGGAAGACATGGGCGCTGAAGCTGTTCTAAGTTTAAATAATGTTCATGGTGGTCTTGGTGATGTAAATGGCCGTATGGACGAAATGAAAAAGCTTCAAGAAGAATCATTAGGTCAACAATTCCAAAGTGCCTTACGCGAAACACAAACAGCACTAGAACCAATAGGAAAAGTGTTAACAGATATGGCGAAAGAGGTTTTACCTAAAGTCGTTGAGGGAATTAAAAGTGCATCTGAATGGTTTACTAAGTTACCAGAACCCATTCAACAATTTATTACTATCTTAGGATTATTAGGTACCGCATTTCTTATCTTGACACCAATTGTTGCTGCGTTAGCAGTTTCGTTTATGGCGTTAGATGCAGCGTTATTACCTATCATTGCAGTTGTTATGGCCGCTATAGTTTGGATTACAGCACTTGTATTGGTGATAAAAAATTGGGGTGCCATAACCGACTGGCTTTCGAAAAAGTGGTCGGATTTTTCATCGTGGTTTGAAAAATTGTGGTCGAATATAGTCAAATCTTGCGAAGACGCTTGGTCTTCCACAGTTGATTATTTTTCAAATGCTTGGTCTTCTTTTTTAGATACAGCTCATAGTTACCTTGATCCTTTAGGTGAATTTTTTGTCGAGTTGTGGTCTGGAATTGTAGATGGTGCGTCAGAGTGGCTATCGTCACTTGTTGAAACAGTAACTAGATGGTGGTCATCACTTGTGGATGGCACATCAGAATGGTTATCTTCTTTAGTTGATACAGCATCTTCTTGGTGGTCGAATCTTGTTCAGACAGCATCTGAATTTTTTACTCAACTGAAACAAAGTTGGGAGGAGACTTGGAATTCTATACTTACATTTTTAGACCCAATTATTTCTTTAATTTCTACGTTTTTAGAGGCAGGGTGGCTATTAATACAGGCGGGTGCACAAATTGCTTGGGCTGTAATCTCTCAATATATTATTCAACCAATTCAGGAAGCGTATGACGAGGTGAGTGCAAAAATTGGCGAATTAGTCACTTGGCTTGGCACACAATGGGAAATTGCAAAGGCAGTTGCTCAACTTGGGTGGGGATTGGTGAAGCAATATATTACCCAGCCGATTCAAGAAGCTTATAACTGGATGAAGCAACAGATCGGTGAACTAGTTTCATGGCTAGGTCAACAATGGGAATTATTGAAGTTAGCAACACAGATTGCATGGTCTTTATGCAAACAATATATTATTCAACCAGTACAGGAAGCTTATAACACGGCAAAAGAAAAATTTGGTGATTTAAAAAATTGGATATTATCAAACTGGGAAACTATAAAATCCTATACGCTTACAGCTTGGAATTTAGTGAAAAAATACGTTATCGATCCAGTAACTGAAGCCTATAACTCAACTAAGCAAACATTTACTGATTTATATAATTCAGCAAAAGAAAAATTTGATTCTGTGAAAAATGCGGCGAAAGAAAAATTTGATGCGGCTAAACGATTCATTATGGATCCAATAAAAGAAGCAGTTGATGGGGTGAAGGGATTTATCGATAAAATCAAAGGATTCTTTGATAATTTGAAGTTGAAAATCCCTAAACCTGAAATGCCAAAACTTCCACATTTCAGTCTGCAGACTAGTTCTAAAACAATTGCAGGTAAAGAAATCTCTTATCCGTCTGGTATCGGTGTGGAATGGCGTGCTAAAGGTGGTATTTTCACTCGTCCTACTATTTTCGGAATGAATGCTGGAAACTTACAAGGCGCGGGTGAAGCTGGACCAGAGGGTGTTTTACCTTTAAATGAGAAAACACTTGGTGCAATTGGTAAGGGTATCGCTGATACCATGCCACAAACAAATGGCGATATTGTAGTTCATGTTTATATGGACTCTGAGGAATTAAATACAAGACTTGCTCCTGGTATGAGTAAGCAGCTAAATCAGAACAACAGAATTAGCGCTCGTGGTCAAGGAGTGATTTCATGATTACATTAGATGATAAATATAGAATTGAAGACTTTGGGTTTGAATTCCAACCAGGATATGATGACCCATTAACACCTTCTTTTTCAAGGAAAACGTATAGTCTTCCGGGTGTAGAAGGTGTAATTCCTTTTGGAACTGAAGTGAAAGAGAAACATTTTGCATATCCATTGATGATTATGGAAAGGTTTCATATAGAGATGCAGCGGAAGTTTGAAAGATTCACAGATTTTTTCTTTGATCAATACGGTAATCCAAGACAGGTTAAGATGGTACGTGATTATGCTCCAAGTAAATTTTATTATGTAGAATTAGCGCAACAAATTACTCCAGATAGGCTACCTGAAGATGGGAAATTCACATTACCTTTAGTTGCGTATGATCCACGTGCTTATTCTGTTGTGAACAGTAACGATAAAATTACTTGGGGGAGTAAAATTCCTTTTGCAACGCCAATTACATTCGGTCATAAACCTTCTCAATATAATGTAACTAGTCCACAGACTTTAGTTATTAATAATATAGGTACTTTAGTTGTAAGGCCTGTCATTGAGATTTTTGGTAGGGCGAAATCATTAACAATTAGAATAAATGGTGCTCTTTTTACTTTTGGGGATTTAACTAATGGAATTGTAGTTATCGATGCTGAAAGATATACGGTTATGAAGAACGGAAAAAATTATTTATATGAAATGAAAGGTAATATTGAGGTGTTAAAAATGAATCCTGGTGAAAATAAAGTCGAAGTTGGCGGTACTGATGTGGCGGTACAATTAACATTTGATTTCAGAGGGAAATACAAATAGGGGGTGAGTGATATGCCAATATTACCAGGAGATTTACTTACAGAAAATGATTTATTACCAGATGGTGTTACTAAAATAAATAAAGGGATTACAAATGCAAAAGACGCATTAGATGAAGTGGCGAAACCAATTACTGTACAAAGATTAGCTGTAAATTCTGTTTCAACAGATAAAATAATCGATAATTCAGTGACAGGTTCAAAAACAGATTTCTTAGAACAAACATCAAATATATTCAATAAAGCTGAGGTTATTTACGGAAAGTATTATTCAGGGAAAACACTCGTTAGTAATAGTTCTTATAACTCAACGGGAATTACTAAAGTAACGCCAAATGGTAAGTACTTTTTCAACTCTTATGGATACTACAGTGTAACATTTTTTGACGAAAATAAAGAATATGTAAGCGCACTTAGTGCTAATAGTTGGAGTGGTTCTTTTATTGTACCTTCTAATGCTCATTATGTAGCTATTGCAATTTCTGCAAATGATAGCATTGATAAGTTGATGCTTACGAAAGATAAAATGCCATCAGAATATGTGGGATTTGGATATGTTTTAGATCACACGAAAGTTGGTTTTTCGCAAGATACGAAAAATACACTAGTTCTGGATAAGGATTTAGAATATGGTGGCATAGGGAAAAATTTATTTAATAAGGAAAAAATAACGCAAGGTTACGAAGTATATGGTGATGGTAATCTGAAAAAAGAATCTAACTCTATGGTTAGTGATTACATCCTTGTTAAAGGATTAGATAATATATATATCAGTGGATTAACAAAGTATGAAAGTGGCTTTGAGAGGTACTGTTATTTTTATGATGTTCATAAGGTCCCTATAGGAACAAAGTTGGGATTAAGTAATTCATTAATTGAAGGTCGATTCCCTGTGCCTCAAAATGCATCATATTTTGTGATGTCTATTTATCAACGAAAAACAAGTCCAGAAACGATAAACCTAGACACTATACAAATAGAAAAAGGGATGAGTAAAACTTCCTATGAACCTTATAAACAAGGGGTAGTCCAAATAAAAGGCTATGATTTAGCGCCTTCTTCTTCTATTGAGACGTCATCTATAAAAACTAAAGGGAAAAGGCTTCTTATATTTGGAGACAGTATTACTGAAACGGCTACTGTATCTGATGATGGGGCAGATTATAAGGAAGGGACAAGAAGTAATTGGGCAGCATTCACTAAATATGATTTACAAGTTTCGCAAATGTGGAATTATGCAAAATCAGGAGCTACGTATAAAGACAGAGAAATTAATGGTACAACTGTAGTCCCTAGACAGTTAATAAGTACACAAATTAACACAGCAATTGCTAATAACAGACCAGGTGATATTATTGTTGTGTCTATGGGAACGAATGATGGAGCTAGTAATTTAGGCAGCTACGAAACAGCTATGTCGAAATCAACGTTAGATGATTTAGATCGAACGAAATTGTATGAAGTGATAAGGTGGGCATTATGGAAAATACGCACACATTATCCGAATGCTTTTTGTTACGTTGCAACACCAATTCAAAGGGTTAGCCATGAGCAACCGCAAGAGTTACTAGATGCTATTACAAAGATGGCTAAGAGATATAATTTCATTATCATTGATGCACATAATGAAAGTGGTATTGTTCGTGATTTTGAAGTTCAAAATGGACAAGGGAGATATTTATATGATGGTCTCCATCCAAGTGTAAACGGGCAAGAATTAATGGCTAAATTATATAGTAGAGTTATATTAAATACGTTTCGATAGTTTTATTTTTGCTGGGAGGTGGTACAGTGCTAAAACTATACAACAAACAATTACAGTTAAAAGCTTATTTAGAAAATGCTTTTAAAATATCTTATGAGCAGCAGTTCAATTCAATATGGACGGCTGCTTTTTCATTACCTTTAAATGATTTGAAAGATAAAGAAATAACAGCCTTTGATTTCCTTGAACTATTTGATAATGGTAAACGGATTGGAATGTTTCGGATTCTTCCAAAAGAAACTGTGAAAAACGAGAATACAAAAACGGTAACGTATAAATGTGAGCACGTTCTAGCTACTTTGCTAAGTGACGTGCTTTTTCGTTATCATCAATTATCGAATTATACAACCAAACAAGTACTTGAATATTTATTACGTCAACAGGAGACTAAGCATTGGCGATTAGGTAAATGTGATTTTGTTAGATATTTTCATTATAGTTGGGAACATGAAAATACAATATTAGGTCCTGTATTTAGTGTTCCAAAACCATTTGATGAACCTCATGCATGGACTTGGGATGATTCAATAGAGAATTATCCATGGACGTTGAATTTAGAGAAAGCAAGTAATGAAATCACTGGTGATCTTAGGTTCAAGAAAAATTTAAAAGGTATTACAAAAACAGAAGACCCAACTGATATTATTACTCGTATTTATCCTATGGGATATGGTGAAGGAGTTAACCAGTTAGATATTTCAAAAGTGAATCCCACAAAGAAACCTTATATTGAAGCCCCACAAAATATTATTGATAAGTATGGAATTCATAAGTATATATGGGTAGACAAACGATTCGAAAATGTAGACACTTTATTTAGTTCTGGACAAGCTTTATTAAATAAAAGAAGCAGACCGAAGCTCACATATTCTGTGAATGCTATTGATTATGAACTAATAGATCCATACAAGATTGAGAAATATGAATATGGCAAGTTAGTAAGGATTACCGATGAAGAATTAGGAATTGAAGTAGATGTGCGTTTAATGAAGAAAGGAAAATCGGATGTTACTGGAAATCCATTAAATATGAGCTTGGAAATTGGAGATCCAATTGAAGATTTAGGTACGACACAAGCTGATTTGGAGCGTAGACAAAAGATTAATGAGACGTATTCACAAGGTGCGACAAATATTGATTCGCATGATTATAACGATAACTGTGATCCTGAGAATCCAGCTGTAATTAAGTTCTTTTTACCGGAAGACCTGGTGAATATAAATTCTCTTATACTAACATATGAGATTGAAGAATTTAGGGCGTATAGTAAAGCAACTAAAGGTGGAGGGGCAATTGTTGAATCTACATCTGCAGGTGGAGCTGTTGTAAATTCAACCAGTGCAGGTGGCGGAGTTGTAAACTCGACTTCTAGTGGTGGAGGATCTACTCAAACTTCTAGTTCCGGTGGAGGAAGTACTCAAACCTCTACTTCAGGTGGTGGTGGTTCATTTACTAGTGAAGCAGGTGGTGGTGCAGTCCCAAGTACAACACAAAAATCATTTGCAGAGATGCATTTAATGTCTGGTGTTCCACAAAACAGTGTAGGTTCAGAGAATTGGGGATACCATTTACATGAGGTTGTTATTCCTGGTGATGCTTTTTCACATTCACATACTGTTAATGTTCCGTCACATAAACATCAGGTTAATATACCAGCGCATTCTCACAGTGTTACTATACCGGCGCATACACATAGTGTGCAAATTCCTGATCATACACATCAAATTAATATTCCGAATCATACACATGAAATTAATATCCCAAATCATACGCATACTATCAGTTTGCCTGACCATATGCATGATATTCAGCATGGGATTTACAAACTATCAGAGAAACCAAGTAGAGTAGCAGTCAAGGTAGATGGCAATATAGTCCCTGTGGACTCTACATCAGCACAGAATATTAATCTTATCCCTTACCTTTCTAAAGATGGTGGAGGGAAAATAGAGCGTAATAAATGGCATACTGTAACCATTACGCCTGATAAACTAGGTCGAGTAAATGCTAATATTATTTCTCGTTTATTTATACAATCACGTATAGGAGGAACTTTCTAATGAAAACAATTGAAATCCATACACAAGGTGGACTTAAACATAAAATACAAACTGAGATGTACGATGCACAAGTACTTAATGATCAGTTAAATAGTAATGATTTAATCACGGTATTGATAGGTGATTTTATTATTCAACGAATTGATGTGAAACGTATTATTCCATTAAGTATTTCTAATGTGGAAGGTACTAAAAAGGTAGAAGTTCATACGAACGGTGGAAAAGTAATTGAGATTACAACAAACGATTATGATCCGATTTTCCTAAATGAACAATTGAACAGTAGTAATACTATTACAGTAGTAATAGGTGATTATATCTTCTCACGAATTGACGTGAAACAAATCGTTCCTGTGAAAGAGGAACCGAAAGAACCAGAGCAACCACCTGTAACGGAACCAGAACAACCAAAAGAGCCTGTTACACCACCAACAACCGAGGAAGAAAGTGAAACAACAGAACAAACGGAACTTACAGAGCAGTCATAAGCTGGTCTTTTTTTATTGTCAAAAAGGAGATGAGAACAGTGGAAGATGCAATTTTCAATTCAGTCATTCAACAAGGAGCATTCGCAGCATTATTTGTGTGGATGCTATTTACTACACAAAAAAAGAATGAGCAGCGCGAAGAAAAGTACCAACAAGTAATTGATAGAAACCAACAAGTGATTGAGGAACAGGCAAAGGCTTTTGGATCTATTTCTAAAGATGTAACAGAAATTAAACAGAAACTATTTGAAGGAGATGTTCAGTAATGGGACATATCGTTGATATTTCAAAATGGAATGACAAGATTAATTGGCCAGTTGCAGCACCACAAATTGAATTGGCTATTTGCCGTGTACAATATGGTTCAAATTTAGTAGATCACTTGTATAATGACCATATAGCGAATTTAGAGAGATACGGTATTCCACATGCTGCATATGCCTATGGGTGTTTTGTATCAGTAGCTGATGCAATTGTGGAAGCAAAAGACTTCCTAGCAAGAGTAAATCCTAATGCTAAATTCCTTGTATTAGATGTGGAAGACGATACAGTAAAATCAATGAAAAGCAAAGGTAACCTTAATGACTTAGCTAAAGCATCACAAGCGTTTATCGATACATGTAAAGCTGCAGGGTGGAAAGTAGGGTTTTATGTAGCTCACCATATGTACGGTGACTACAATTTACAAAGTGTACAAGCTGATTTTATTTGGTTACCGCGTTATGGAACAAATGATGGTCGTCCACAAAAGAAACCATCCTATCCTTGTGATATCTGGCAATATACTGATAATGGTCATATTGATGGTATTGGAAAAGTTGATATTAATTTATTGCAAGGTGACAAAACATTAGATTGGTATACAGGAGAGAAACAAGCAGAACAAGCTATTACCAATGGTGGTTACCAATATGTTAAATCTGGTGGATTTGGTACTAATTTATTAAATGAAGTGATTCAAGCTATGGTTGATCGTGACATAAAGGGAAACGTTAATGTAGACCCACTTTCAGGATTATGTTATATCCAAACGGAAGTATTACCTAATACAGAATTAGATAAAATTACTTTGTGGATGGATAATAGACCTGAAGGTAAGTGGTTTTATGAATATATCAAAGTGAAATAAAAAGGGCCGGCTCTTAATTGAGTCGGCTTTTTCTATTACAAATCAGATATCCTTCTAACTTGTTTTTCTTTATTTTTAAAATTCCTCTTATATTGTTTGAAGTCTTGTTTCTCCACATAGAATTGTTCGCCAGTTGCAACGTTTTTCACTAAATATGTTTTCATCGTAAATTCTTTGATTGAAAAATAGATGGACCATATCCATATTGAAAGTGTAAGTGTTGGAACGGCTAATAGGAAAGTAATAACTAATATAATAATATCTACTTTAGGAGTTACTCGTTTTAGAACTAAACGTTTTCCAGATGCAGCTTGTGCCTGTTGTAATTGTTCCATACGTTGTAGCGATGCTACAGTATCATAACTCATGAAATAGCCTCCTTTAAGTTATTTACTCATTTTATTTAAAGCTTTATCCATTTGACGTTCATTTGCCTGTGTAGCGCTACTTGTTGCATTTTCTACACCGCGGTAGTTGTATTTAGAGTTTTGCCAGAAGTCGAAAGCGAAATCTTTTAAATTTTTATCCGATGCATTTTTATTAACAACTTCGGACTTGAAAAGGTTTTTCAGCATGTATTCATGGTTAGATACTTCTTTAATGTAGTTTTTATCTTTATATTCTTTAATGATTTCGTCGCCAAATTGTTTAACTTCATCTTTAGATGGTTTGTAACCCTGAGCATATTTGCTTACTTCATCAAATTTTTCAGTTGGATTTTTATCACTTGATGCAACTTCTTTAATTTTTTCTTCCCATTTAGCTGTTGTTGTAACAGTCTCTTTTGGTTTTTCTTTTGATTTTGGATCGTCATTAGCTATATCGATAATCATTATGACAACAAGAATTGCAAATATAGCAACGATACCTAGACAACCGAACTTAAAAAATTTCTTCATGAATTGTTCCTCCTAGTTGATATTAATAACTTTATCATTATATCAAACATTGGAGATATTGGTATTATTTATCAATGTTAGGTTCGAATTTATGTTTTCTTTTTACATAGATTTCATAAGTCAACTTAATACAAAAATCTATAGCTTCCTGATCATCCTGTATAAGTGTAATACCTGGTGCCAAATTGTTTTGAAAGTCCTTAATTGCTTGTAGCATTTCTTCAGTTGTTTTCATCGTGCATTCCTCATTTCTAAATTTTTATTATGCTCCCATAAACTCTTTGTCAAAGTAGAACTTGTCCATTAAGTTGTTTACAATTCCATTGAAATAAGCAAATTTACCCTTGTTCATTTTTGTGCCGGATTTAATTTTCATAACGAATTCTTTAATAGCATTTAAGCCAATAGTAAGCTCTTGCTCTTTATCGAATGCTTTATCACCTGTAGAGAAATTAATAGTTTTATTGCACTGTCTTACGACCTTCCAGAACTCTTGAATTGTTTTTGATTCATAATAAAAAGAGCGAACTAAAGAAACAAAACGCTTTGGTACCCAGTGAGCAACAAAATCAGCTTGTTTAATGTTTTCCTCAGGTGTATTGCTATTCTCATTACTATTACGTTTGTTTTTATCTTTTATATTTTGTTTTAAGGAAACAGGGGTTGTTTTATGGGTAGGACACTTTTCATCCTTTTTACCATGTTTCTTGTCGGACACTTCTTCTACAATAGGATTAATAATGATTGCATTAGCAGTTTGCATCATATCAGATTTACGCTTCATTGCTACTTGCTTAATCATCTCTAGATCCACAAGTTTCTTCATTAAACGTTGTACAGTTTTATATGAAACTTCCATCTTTTCAGCAATTCTATTTTTGCATAGGAAACTAACGCCTACATATTTGCAACTGTGGCGCTTTAAAATTTCAAGTAATGTAATTAGTTTAGATTGTACGTCAGTACGTTTAATAGACATACGGATATTGTCTCTGTATGCACGTACAGTTTTATTTAGTTCTTCCACATCTCTGAATGATGATAAGTTGTGGAAGGATTCTTTAGTTGCAATAACATTGATTCTTTTTTTCAT